ATTCACTCCTACCCCAACCGCACCGACAAGCACAGCTACCAGGTGATCCCGATCGACGTGCCGGCGATCAACCCGCTGTCGCGCACCCTGCTGCAGATCAACGACTACGACAGCAAGAAGGATTGGGTCAACTTCAAGCTGGGGTTGCCGTCCGAGGACGCGCAGTCGTCCTTCCTCGACGAGGAAATGACCAACCACGCCACCACCATTCACGTTCCGCGCCCGGAAGACGCCGACTTCAAGGGGGTGCGGCTGATGTCCGGCACCTACCTCGGGCTCGACGTGGGCAAGACCTGCTGGCTGACCATCACCCAGCCCAATGACCGCGGCGGTGAGGATGTGCTGTACCAGGAACGCGTGCGGCAGGACGGCGACAACTATGTCGCCAAACGCACCATGCTGCTGTTCCAGCTGTTCGGCTGCGTGTGCGGGGTGGTTGACTCCGGTCCCGACTCGACCCTCGCGCAGATCCTGGTCAAGGCCGGCGCCGGGCGAATCTACGCCTGCCGCTACTACACCGGCCCGGCGAAGAACCTCAAGACCCTCGACGTGCTGATCGCCCGCGACGAAGAAGAAGGGCTGGTCACGGTCAACCGCACCGCCCTCTATGACAACCTCGTGCGCCGGGTGAACAAGGGCAACACCCGCCTGACCAAGAGCTGCGGCGAGTACGACTTGGCCCGGGCGCACCTGCGCTCGTTCAAGCGGATCGAGACCCGCGACGTGGAAACCGGCGAGAGCCTGGTGCAGTGGGTGGCCACCGCGGATGACCACTACACCCACTCGCTGGGCTACGCCGACGTGGCCCGGCGGATCATCGCCGTGCCGCCGAAAGAGGTGGTGATTCCCTACATCCCCACCCTCGGGCGGGTCACGTTGAAGAGCAGCGACGACCTCGCCGACCGCTCGGACCTGTGGTTGCCACCCGGTTTTAAACGCTAAACCTCTGAGTATTGCGGGAATTTTCGACTTCGCAACCACCGTTTGGAAAACCACGTCTACGCTAGTTCTAAGAGCGGCTAACAATTAGCAATTACCAACCGGCAATTGCTAATTGTTAAATAAGCCGCCGGGCCTTGGGGGGCCAACTACGTGCCTGGGGACATTTCGCAGCCGATCATTTTGCCGAAGTCGTTGGTGAACAAAGCCGTCACCGAGACGGTGTTTCAGCGCGCCGGTGCAAATCAGGTCGTGGCTCGCGACAACCGCACCACGGTCAACGAATCGATCACAGCCAGTCGGGCGCGCAATAACCTGATTGCCTCGATCCGTGACCTGTATTCGCGCGAAGGCACGTTCAGTTCGGCGGCATTCAGTTTCGTCGAGGTGGCGATCGCCGGTTACAGCGCCAAGGCCTACAACACCCAGACCGGCCAGTTCGATCTCGCCGGCAGCCTGATGGCGCGCCAGATCATCGCCAGTTTCGACACCCTGTTCGACTACAGCCAAGGCTACGGCGACAAGACCAGCTTCGAGAGCCTGCTGGAACAGTCGCTGCTGGAAGTGGTGTTGACCAGCGCCCTGGCTCAGGAACTGGTGCTGGATAAGGCGCGTTTTCCCAGCAAAATCAACACCATCCCGTTTGAAACGCTGGATTGGAAGAACGTCGGCAGCGGCGCCAAGGCGAAGAAGATCCCGCAGCAGAACCGCAGCGAAGGCGACCCGATCCCGCTGGACTACCCGACCATCTTCATCTGCGAACTGCACCGTCAGGCCAACCGCGCCTACTCCGATTCGATGCTCGCCGCCGGCGTCAACAACACCTACACCTACGGCGAGTTCCTGCAGGAAATGCGCCGCGCGGTGCGCCACCAGGGTCACGGGCGACTGGTGCTGAAGATCAGCATCGAGCAGGTGATGGCCGCGCTGCCCGAGGACATCAAGGCCGACAAGGACAAGTTGCAGACCGCGCTCGATGCGGTGAAAACCAACATCGAGACCGCGCTCAAGGACATCAACCCGGAAGACGCGCTGGTCATGTACGACACCGTGACCCCGGACATGCTCAAGGGCAACGGCGAGAAATCCGACTACGTGCCGCTGATCGAGACCCTGTCCGGCCTGCTGGCCACCTCGCTCAAGTCCAACCCGTCAATGCTCGGCCTGCGCATGCAGGGCTCGCAATCGTTGAGCAACACCGAATCGCTGGTGTTCCTGAAGATTGCCAACGCCGCCCGCCGCCCGGTCGAAACCAACCTCTCGCGCATCCTCACCTTGGCCGCCCGCCTGTACGGCGCCGATGTGTACGTCAAGTTCAAGTTCGACCCGATCAACCTGCGCCCGGATCTGGAGCTGGAAGCGTTCAAGACCATGCGCCAGGCCCGCACCCTCGAACTGCTGTCCGAAGGCTTTTTGACCGACGACGAAGCCGCCTGGGATCTGGGCACCGGCCCCCGTGCGCCGGGTGCGCCGCCGCTGGCCGGCTCCGGTTTCCGCCGCGGCAGCAAGGGCATCGACGCCAATAGCGCGAGCCCCAACGACGACCCGCAGGGCCGCGCCCTGCAATCCAACGAACCGAAAAAAGCCGGGGGAGCCAGCCAATGAGCAAGCCGCGCCAGCGCAGCCAAATGCCTCGCGGCCAGATCCTGCAGCTTGGGGATTTCTGGTACGGCGACGACCAAAGCATGCTCACCGCCCGCCAGGCGCTGGTGCAGCTGGCCAACATCGATCCAAAGCTTTACGTCGGGGACGACAGCGACGAACCGGAAGACTTCCCTGACTACGCGTACATGCTGACTCGCCACTCGGATGTGGCCGTGCTCTCGCTCAGCGGGAGCATGGTTAGCAAGGAAACCTTCTGGAACCGCTACGTCGGTCTGGTCTCGTACCAGGAAGTGCGTAACGCCGCGATTGTCGCCGCCGAGGCCGGGTGCCGCGGGCTGCTGCTCGACATCGACACCAACGGCGGCAGCGCCGAAGGCATCGGCGAACTGAGCGACTTCCTGTCCGAGTTCGATAAGGACGTGATGCCGGTTTACACCTACAGCGGCACCAAGATGCTCTCGGCCGGCTACTGGGTCGGCTGCCTCGGTCGCAAGGTTTTCAGTTCGTCGATGGCCAACCACGGCTCGATCGGCGTGGTGAGTGCCCACATCAGTTACGCCCGCATGCTCAAGGAGCAGGGCATCGACGTGACCATGTTCCGCCAGGGTGAATTCAAGGCTTTGGGTTCGCCCTATGAAACGTTGGATGACAAAGCAAAGGCTGACATCGAAGCGCGAATGAAGAATTTCTACGACCCATTCCTCAGTCACGTTTCCGCCAACCGGGGCATCGCCATTCCAGCGCTGATCGAAACCGCAGCGGAAGGCAGAGTCTTTATGGGCTTTGACGCCGTGAAAGCGGGGCTAGTAGATGAGATCACCACATTCGACAAGGCGGTTTCCGCCGTGATCAGCCTGGTGGGCGCTCGACAGCCAACGGTCTCTGTACCCCTCCCATCGACCTCAAACGTAGGTATGGATTCTATGAAACGGCATCTGAACGACGCAGGCCTTGCGGCCGTGCAGTCGGGGCTGGCTGAAAAACTCGCCCTGGCTGACCCGAAGCTTTCCGAAGAAGTGAAGGACAAAACCCCTGAAGAACTGGCGACCGAAGAAGCGGCAGCCGCCGCCGCTTTGGCCGAGAAAGATCCGAAGGTCGAGCCCGAAGCCACTCCGGCACCGGCGGCAAAAGCTGAGCAGCTGACGGACCAAACCTTGGACAAGATCATCGCCCTCTCCGGCGAGTTGGCCGAGACCAAGTCCGAGTTGAAGCGCCTGCAAGCCAGTGAACACGAACGTGCGGCCAGCATGGGCACGCTCATGAAAATCTGTGGTGACGCCATCAACAAGATGGAGCTGCCACTGAGCCGCAGCCCGACCAGCATCGCGGGCATGTCCGCCGAGACCCTGATCTCCACCTACCACCGCACCCTCTCCGACTTTAACGGGCGGATGAAGATCGGCGCGCAGGCGGAAGTCCCGGGTGAAAACGACCTGACGGGCAAGACCAAGGCGCAAGCCTACGTGCCCGGCGCGGACTGCGTGAAGCTCTAAACCATCTTTCTTTGGGGGATTGATCCATGACCACTTTTGCTTACAACGAGAGCGTCACCGACGCCATCAAGGACACGATTTCGGTAGCCCTCGGCGCCAGTTCGTCCGCGACCTTCGGTAACAACGATCTCGGCAAGGCCGTGAAACGCGGCACCGCACAGAACTATGTGCTCTGCACCGACAACGACCCGATCGAGGGCTTCGTGACCGCGATCGAGCCGTTCACGGTGAACGATGGCTTCAGCTTCGGCTCGGTCCAGCGCCGTGGCCGCATGACGGTGCAAGTCGGTACCGGCGAGACCGTGACCTTGAACGGTTACGTCGTCGCCTACACCCAGACCGCGTTGGGCACCGCCGGCTACGCACAGGTCGCTCCGCGCCCTGCCGTGGT